GCTCCTTATCGGGCTAACTGAAACACCGAAAGAATATTGAAATAGGGGGGTGTAAACCCCCCGTATTTCAAACCTTTCGCTGTTTAGATTAGCCCGCAGTCGTTTGTGGATGTCCGAAAGTCTCGGACTGGTGGTTAAACTTAAATGATGCGGAGAAATTTAAATTATTAGAATGTTCTAGAAAGGTGGAAGAACTAAGCCGAGAATAAACGCATGGTGTGGCGATACCGTCCGCACCGTCCGCGACTAGTATATAAAGAGAGTATTTCCCACATTTATTTATTACAAAAATGACTGGCGAAGCTTATCTCTCTAACTCTCAACCTCGCACTCAACACTTTGGTGACAATGGTTACTCTCCTATTCGCCAAGCAGAAATTGCTGCTATTGGTCCTGAAGAAGAAGAATATGTCTCTGATAATTGTGTTTGTGCTAAAGATGATTGCGATGACTGCAATCCTGGTGAATCTGAAGCTTATGGACGTCCAAATCAAGTATTCCATGATGCTATCAAAGTTAATGCAATTACTTCTTGTAAAGACACTATGGCTGCTTGTTGGAATGGATGGGAAGCCGCTTGCAAATTTGAAGATCCTTATCTTGCTCAATACTATTTGGATTTGTTGACTCTAACTCAACAATATCAAAAGAAGATGTTAGCTCTTAAGAAAAAGAATAATTAATAAAGACTATTTTATTTGACTAAGGGGCATATTCATTCTGAGCTGTATAAAACAAGTCAGTCAATAACGCAGCAGGCTTTTTGTATGTTGTAAAGTACGCTCCAACTTGATACTTTCGCTCGTACTTCAATTGAATAATATTAGTTGAATCAGATCTGATTAACTCTTCAAAACCAATCATTTGAGCTTTGCCTGCCATTCCATAAATTTTAGTTCCATTGGACATATGAGGTTCAAATTTCTGAATCACATTATTGAATAATCCACTTTTAACCCAATAAATTTTGGTAACTTTCACAACTCCAGGGACATGCATGTATTTGTTAACGCTAGTACAGTTACTAAAAACGTCCTTAGGAGGCATATTCTGATAATCAACGGATGGAAACTCGGCTGCGCGAATTAGATCCATTCCATTAGTTCTAATGGTACTCCATTCGTGATTGAACGAACCAATAGATTTAACTTTTGGCGCAGATCCACTAAAGTTGTACACTTTAGCTTCCAAAATCTGTTCATCAACAGTATGACCCTCAACATCCGCTGATTGATCTCCCCTGGTACGATTTTGAACTTTAAGTTCTGAACTACAAACCAAATGCAATACTTCAGTTTCGACATTTACCAAAGTATGAATACGGTACTTATCAACATCCTTTGTATACAACAACAAACGTGTAAACACCTGAGTTGCAGAGCCATCAATAAGTGTCAAAACATACGCATTTACAGCAGTATTTCCTGATATTAAAGCCTGCAATGAATAATTATCAGGCATATCAAAATCAATTGTATTGGGAGCCCCAGTAACATCTTTGCGTTCAACAACAACCCTAAAACCAGTTGAATCAATAATGGAGCTCAATGGTAACTCATGATGCATATCAGCAATCAAAATACCTGCTTTTTTAAACAACTTACGATACAATGCTCCCATAATAACCCTAGCATATTCGACACGAGAATACGTACTATGAATAATATACGCAGAGTTGGGGTCACTAACACCCCCGTAAGTTTCATGCGTAGTGTGAAAACCATATTTACCACACAAAGTAATGGTAGGTTTCACTTTCTTTGATTTACGTCTAACACGCTTGACTCTTCGCCCGGCAACCGTCTTACGTTTGCGAGTTTTCAACGACTTTTTCTTAAACAAAGTCGATCGTCTCTTTTTAATACGTCTAACACGCGGTCGTCGTGCAACTGCCATAATTTTTTTGGTAAAGGAAGAATGTTTCGCTTTCTTCGAACCAACAAAAGGATTATTCTTTGCATCAATAACAGGATACATATAGTCGTAAGTTTTACCGGCAGCATGCGAACCTACCAACGCACCTCCGACATTACCATGTATAAAGCCTAACGTACCACCTGCAAATTGCGCTAATTTACGTTTCACCATTTTTTATTAGGTTAACTACCGATATCGCAAACGTGATGGTCTTGTTCTTGCAAATCTCCTTGAGCTTGGATATCGACCATACACCGGCTGCGAACGACGATTCTGTAAACTACTATACCTCCGATTAGGAGCAGAGGTGGGACGACGGAAAGCACGACGACTTGATCGGACATAAGGCATTATTTATTGGTCAAAGTCAATTACTTGAGCTCTATCCAACTTCTCAATAACTGTAAATCTTCGGAACAAAGGATCGACGGTTTGTTCGTCTTGCCAAATATCCTCAATTCGATAGTTGGAGGTGACAATGACAACTCCAGGTCTAATGTACTGCATAGATCCTTTAACTGACGCCTGCATTGGCCATCGATCAGCAAGTCGTTTAAGAATTCCTCCCCATTTAACTTGATACTTGTCAATATCTTCAAGATAGATGACATCTTCTCCTTGGTAACCGTCGAACCATTTAAGGTCATCCATACATTTCTTGTAACAGTCCGGAAATCTCGTCTCGACAGAATGAGATTTACCTGTTCCAGTTGGTCCATAAATCCAGAAACATTTGACATCTTTTGGGTAAGGTTTCGACATATGGTCTTTCTTGATGTTTTTCAAGGTGTTGTAGTACCTCACATATATATCCGCGTCAATGTCATCAAGCTTTCCCGATTTGGCCAAATCACGCGCGCGTTGCCAGCGCAATTTTTCCGCACGACCCTTATTGTCATTTGAGATAGGTTTCACACCTCGCTCAATGAGGGTCTGGGTCCCCTCCTTCGAACAGTAGGTATCATTCTGAGCCAAGGAACCGTGCATAACAAGTAAATGGCACCCAGGCAAAAGTCTTCTAGCTTGATCAAGAGTCTTTGTATTAGCAAACGTAATCCATCCCTGTAAATGCGGCGTGCCAGTAGTTGGAGCAACTTCATGACTATACGCAATATACTTACAGACGACATTGTCAACTAAATCTGTGTTTGGATAATTATTATAGGTAAAACAAAAATTACGGTTGCCGGGAGCCATCTTTTTCTTGGGCGAGGGTCACGATTTCGAATGTCCAGACGCGTCAGACATCCCGCAAAAATCGCGCCCCAGCCCCAGAAGGTCCAGGTAATAATATGCTGGACCTTCTGGGGCGACGCGTTTAGGAAACCCTAACCCTAAACCCTAACCCTAAACCCTAACCAGGCTAAGTTGTAGGACTTATATGCCGACTCCTATCAAGCGCCCGTAGGCGCTTGCGGAGCTCGGTTTACCAAAAACTATGTGCTGCAATGGGGAGATTCTCGGCTCCTTATCGGGCTAACTGAAACACCGAAAGAATATTGAAATAGGGGGGTGTAAACCCCCCGTATTTCAAACCTTTCGCTGTTTAGATTAGCCCGCAGTCGTTTGTGGATGTCCGAAAGT